TAAGACTACTATGAAAGGATATACATATGATATGATGTCTCAAAAGACTACTTTTACGTTTCCTTTATATGAGATGAACATAGTAGAACCAAAGTCATGATAGTACCTCAGTATATCCAGTCTCAACTCTCAGATTTTATTACCCATAGATTTAAAGACATCTCTATAGATAAACACTCTATGGACAAACCAGACTGGAATCTAACGGTTACCGGCAAATACTCTTATATCATGAATATACGTAAAGGTTACCCTATAAGCGTAATGGTATCGGAGATATCTAAACAAAAATATACCGAAGAGGCCTTCTATAATAGAGCCGCTTTAGAAATTGAATTAAACGATAATATAAAGTATGGATAAACTAATAGAAAAAATTTCGTGGCAACTTTGCGCGTTTTGCGCGGCGAGCGCGGTGCTTTTTTCATGTACTATAGAAGAGATCTCCCCTCCTCCTTGCCTTGACGGTGATTGCAACGCCGAAATGATCTTTCCGGTCGAAGCAGATGAAAACGGTTATTACCATATTGAGTTAGATTGGACAGGAGAATACTTACCTTACTTCAACGTTGACGTTTTTGCATCTAAACTTAATAGTCATTATACGTATAACGGAGTTCATAACGTAGAAGCACGTTTTGATAGCGATACTTATTGGATCATAGGAGATACTTTAACGGTAACGGTTAATAACTACAATCCTTTTCAAGGTCCATACGATTATTCCGGCAATCTACTACCTAATAGTACTACTACAGTCGACTTAACCCAGTTTGCAGGTATGAAAGTTAACATGGTTCAGGGTACTAGCATAAGATTTACAGATGATCACCATAGATTACGTAGTAGACGTTCAGTAGGACCTATTCCTCCTATGGCTATAGGCGATACTATTACGCTATATATGGAGGTTTATTGGGATGCAGGTAGTGAATCCGTACTTAAAGACAACTTTTTTGAAAAATTTATTGTAGAATAGTTGATCTTTTGAAAAAAAATCATTATCTTAATTATATATTAAGAATTAAATATAAATAAATACTTAATTATATTAATAATATAAGAATAATTTAATAATATAACAAATAATTAATCTAATATGTCATTGCAAGCGGAGAAAATCCATTCGAATTACGAAAAACATCTTAAAATAGTTGACCATTACATTACCGACCGTAAGGATAAATGTAAAAAGCTTATAGAACACCTTGGCGAAGCCTATATCATGGCCCCAGCTAGTGGTAAGTCTTGGCATCATAATGCATTCCCAGGTGGTTATGTAGATCATGTTAATAGAGTAGTAGAGTTTTCACTTAAACAGATGAAACTTTACAAGGAGATGGGAGGTACTATAGACTTTACAGAAGAAGAATTAGTATTTGCAGCCTTATTCCATGATTTAGGTAAAATAGGAGACGGTACTAAAGAGAATTACGTAATACAGACCGATGAATGGAGAAAAAATAAACTATTTGAAAACTATACGTACAATCCAGACTTGGATTTCATGTTAGTTCCTGATAGATCTCTGTTTATACTACAGAAATTCGGTATTCCTGTTACGCAGAACGAATTTTTAGGTATAAGACTACATGATGGCGTATTCGATAAGGCTAACGAAGCCTATTTTTACAGTAATTACCCTACTTCTAGGATGAAAACTAATATTGTATTCATTTTACACTCGGCAGACTTCTTAATGTCTAAATTAGAATTCGATGTTTGGCGTAATAACGGGGGAAAACTAGTTCCTAAAGAAACTAAACCAAGATACGGTCAAAAGAAACCTATTAAAGCCTCAAAAGGCCTAAATAAAATGTTAAAAAACTTATAAAATGGAAATTTTTTACGTAATTATTGGAATATTAGTTGCCTTTTCGGGAACTTTAGTGTATATTATTAGAAACTTGATGGTAAAAGTAGAGAAATACGAAGATGTTACCTTAGATCAAACACAATATCTTCAGAATATCTCTAATATTATCGGAGAGTCTAAAAAACACTTACAGAATCTTGATGAACGAGGGGTCTTTCAAAGTGATGATGAAGTGGGAGAATTTTTTAAACAGATGACAGCTGTCCAAGAAGAATTGGACAGGTATATGCTCCCGGAAAATTATGGCAAGGAAGAGATCGAAAGCTAATTACTTTACAAAAGAGACAGAAGAATACATAGTTAAATTTAACGAGTCTGAAGATCAAGATTACAGAAAAAAGATCTTTACAGAACACATTTACTACCCTTTTTACAAGCTAGCAGAAAACATTATACATACTTTTAAGTTTTACTATACCGATGTAGAAAAAATAGAAGACTTAAAGCACGAAATAGTATCAGTCATTTACGAAGAAAAGATTATGAAGTTTGATCCTACTAATGGAGCAAAAGCATACTCTTATTTTGGAACTATAGTCAAAAGATGGTTAATAAACTATAACAATAAAAACTATAAAAAATTAAAACAAGTAGGTAATTTTTCTGATATAGAAGATCAATACGAACAGGAATTAAAAGTAGACCATAAAGCAGCTAAAAACTTAAGTGATTTTATCGACAACTGGGTAGAACATGCATATGGAATATTAGATGAATTATTTGCTAAAGATTCAGATAAACATATAGCTGATGCAGTATTAACTATTTTCAGGACTAGACATGATCTAGATATATTTAAAAAGAAAGCTCTTTATATATACATAAGAGAAATGACTGACTGTGATACTCCTAATCTTACAAAAGTAATAAACGTATTAAAAGCAGACTTTAGAAAACGCTATCAAAAAGCCTACGATATTGGGCTTTTACGAAATAATTCTGATTAAAACTATTTATTAATAAAGAATTATGAGCATCGATAAAGAAATATTTAAAGGTAAAACTTTATCTGACCTTTTTGGAGAGATTTACGACAACTCTAAAGAAACTAAAGCCCAGGTTAAAGGACTTATAGGAGAGTTAAAACCTCTTATAGAAAATATTGGTGACGCTACACTCTTAGTACCTATGATAAAAGAGTACATGGAGATAGGTGTTAAGAATGATGAGCATCTTATTAAGCTAGCTCAAGTCATTCAAAGACTAGAAGCAACAATAGCAAGAGGCGGCACTGAAGAATTTGATTTATCTGAACTTCAAGATTTAATAGAAGAACAAGGTCTTATGAATGATGAAGTAAAACAAGTAGGAGAAGGTAAAGAAGATAAAGAAGAAGAGTAATCATGTTATTAGGTAACCCCAATGTTGGCAGCTTAGGAGATTCAGTACAATTTTCTCTCAAAGGATTAGAATTAGCTAGAGTTGAAGATGTAATTATAGATAAGAGTAATACTGAATACGGTAAGTTCGGAGGAGATAGGAGTATAGGTGCTATTAAGTATAGACTAATATCTGATAAAAATATTAAAAAAGAAAAAGAAGATTTACCGGTAGCATTTCCTTTAGACGATAGGGTAAGAAGCTACCCCTTAAAAAACGAAATAGTACTAATTACCAAAGCACAGTCAGGCCTACTAAACGACGGTAACCAAAGAACATACTATTTGTCTGTTATCTCTTTGTATGACAATGTAAACCACAACTCTATTGCACCACAATACGATGGTAACTTAGACTTAGGAGAAAATATACCTGAAGTACAAATTAATAACCTACAGCCTTATTCTGGAGACCATATAATACAGGGCAGACTAGGTAACTCCCTTAGGTTTTCAGGATATGCTCATCCAGATAATCAATATACTGACGACACCAATAACGGCAAACCTTTTACTATATTAAGAAACGGTGAATTTTCAACAGGTGAATATGGGTTTGTACAGGAAGATATAAATAAAGATGATTCATCTATTTACCTAACCTCAGACCATACTGTTCCTTTAGATCAAATTAGAGATAAATTTGATAGTAATACTAAAGACCCTGTTTTAGGTAATGAATATAAAGGAAGACAGATAATAGTTGATTCTGGTAGAATCTTTTTGAATGCAAAAGATGAAGATATCTTGCTATCTAGTAAAGAATCTTTTGGAGTATCCTCTAAAGATGTAAGTATAGATGGAGAAGATTATATAGGATTAGACGCAGAAAAAATATACTTAGGAGAAAGAGCAAGAAGGTTAGAAGATGAACCGGCTATTAAAGGAGATGCCTTAGAAAGCTATCTTAATACACTAAATAGCCTGTTAATAAATTTTTGCAATACAGTTGCTGCAGGTAAAGGTGTACCAAAAACTCAAGCACCTGTAGTTAATTTAGGAGTAAAAGTTTTAAAATCAGGAATTAATAATTTACAAAAAATAATCAACCCTGGTGATAAAAATTCAAATTTAAAATCTAAAAAAGTCTTTATACAGTAATGCCGCATACTTTAATAAAAATAGAAGGAGGAAAGATTTCAGCTTTAGCATCATCGTTATTGGCCGATGCACAGATATATGCTACAAACTATGCTAACCAGAAAATAGAAGAAGAGATAAAAAAGTTTTTAGATCAATGTCCTCCTCCTGCTGTATTAGAATCTATTGCAAGAACTGTTGATAGAGTAGAATCATTAGAGCAGACTTTCCAAAGAAGGGTAGATAAAGTAGCACAGCTACCTAAAAAATTAGATAAACCTATAAAATTAGGTAAAATAGTGATTGATATATTAACTCATGTTTTAGAAGCTAAGTTTACTACTATAGGAGTTATTCCACCAACTGGTGGTCCTGTACCAGGTGTATTGATACCTGAAAGACTAGGTAGAATTTTAACTCAAGCAAGTAGACTTGAAGATGCAAAAAAAATTGTATTTACTTTAGAAGATGAAAAAAAAGGAGTTGAAAGTTTAGTAAGCGGAGTACAAGGAGGATTTACTCCATTGAGCGGTAGACTTCAACGATTAAAAGATCTATTAGAAAGATGTGCATTAGATCCAAATTTATCGAAAGAAGAAAGAGATAAAATATTGAACAATAAATTAAAGAAGGATGATTCGTCACTACTCGAAGCCTATACTGGAAGAAATGGCAGAGTATACGAAATAGATATAATTGACGTATTAGATAATGATATAGATGTTCCTAGACGTCAAGCTATAGCAAAAGACTTCAGAGGAGTAGTAGTTTTAAGAGGACAGCCCTCTTATTCTAGCAACCCTCAAGTGTTAAAAGATGAATTAAAATTCAGAATTGACAACCAACTTCCATAAACTAACTATTTATAATTATGAAACTAGATGTATTACGTAAAATCATTAGAGAAGAAGTAAGAGCTGCAGTTAAGGAAGAGTTACAAGATATGCTTAACGAGGCAGTTAGGTATGCTAGTAAACCTGGACCTGTTACTAAAGAAACAGCAGGTACTAACTACAGACAAGTGAAACAGAAAGACCTTGCAAGGACTTGGTCAACTGGTAAAATGAATACAGGTACAGTTCCGTTAGAAGAAATGCTTCAACAGACTGCTACTCATATGACAAACGAAGACTATAAAAACGTTGTGAATGCAGATTCATCAATGGTAAGAAAGCCTAGCTTTGCTTCTAATATTGCAACCGATATGGGATTAACTGATCATTCAGGACCTCAACCAGGTATAGATATTAGTAAATTAGATTTTGTGAAAAGCGCTAAAGCTATTTATGATAAATCATTAGAAAAGGATAGTAATAGATAAAAATGCCAACTGAGTTTAAAAAAATAGATCCAATAGATTTGCAGCCTAGAAAAGCTGTAGGAATAGATATTCCCTTTTCTGGTAATGCAGTATTTAATTCTACTTTTACTACAAAAGATGCAATCAAAGCTAATCTTATTAACTATTTTTTAACTAACCCAGGAGAAAGATTTTTTAATGTAGACTTTGGAGCTGGTCTGAGGCAGTTACTATTCGAGCCTATAAATGAAGATAACATAGAAGAACTAAGAGGTAAAATACTTAACGACTTACAGATATTTTTTCCTAAGGTTAAACCAACTCAAATAGACTTAAAAGGTATTCCAGAATCTAATACTGTAGAGTTTACCATGAGATACGCTATAGCAGATAGTAATATAGAAGACGGTATATTAATAAATTTTGAATAATGGCTAAAAAAGAAAGAGAAATAAAATATTCTAATAGGGACTTTAACGACTTTAGAACATCGTTGATAGAAATGGCTAAAAGCTATTTCCCTGATACTTATAACGACTTCTCTGATACATCACCAGGTATGATGTTTATAGAGATGGCCGCTTATGTAGGGGACGTATTATCGTTCTATCAAGACACCCAGCTACAAGAAACATTTTTAAATTATGCTCAAGATAAAAAGAATTTATTTAACTTAGCATATATGATGGGTTATAAACCTAAAATAACCGGAGTATCAGAAGTTGAACTAACAGTATCATGTATAGTTCCTGCAAACGCTTCAGATAGCTATAATCCAAACTGGGCACATGCTGTAGTAGTTAACCCTAACTCAGTAATAACTTCTACTGATAAATCTAACACTGATTTTATAACAACAGCACCTGTAGATTTTCAATTTAGTAGTTCGTACGATCCTACTGAGGTAATCATCAATTCTATATCAAGCGGTAATCCTGCTGAGTATACTTTAAAGAAGAAAGTAAAAGCATTTTCTGGTACTGTAAAGTCGAGTACATACGAAATAGATTCATCGGAAAAATTTAAAACTCTCACTATTTCTGATACAAATATAGTAGGAATATTAGATATTACTGGAAGCAGCGGAGATACGTATTATGAAGTACCGTTTTTAGGTCAAGACACAGTATTTGTAGATACTACTAATGGTGGAGCAGACAAAGGACAAGTACCTTATGTATTAAATTTAAGAAAAGCTCCTAAAAGATTTACAACAAGACTTCAATCAAATAACGACTTAAAAGTACAATTTGGAGCTGGAACATACGATAGTGATGATTCTACCCTTTTACCTGACCCTACTAATGTAGGTAGCGGTACTAACCAAGGTATTAAAAGAATAGACAATGCTTGGGATCCTTCTAACTTTACTTTTAGTAGAGCATACGGTATAGCTCCTAATGAAGATTTATTAGTTAGGTATATAACAGGAGGAGGAGTGAGCGCTAACGTACCGGCTAATACTATTTCTACTAAATCAGGAGCATCTATAAACCTTAGAAGTAACGCATCAGCTGATAACGTAACTTTCAATAACCTATCACCTGCTAAAGGAGGTAGAGAAGGAGACACTGTTACTGAGTTAAGAGAAAATTCTTTAAGATCATTTAACGAACAAGGTAGAGCAGTAACATTACAAGACTATACTATTAGGTCTTTATCACTACCTAGTAAGTTCGGTAGTATCGGTAAAGTATTCGTTACACAAGATAAAAGAACAAATACTAATCTAACTGACGGTATAGTAGATAATAACCCACTAGCTTTATCGGTTTACGTTTTAGCTTATGATAACAATAAAAACCTAACTACAGCATCATCTACTCTTAAACAGAACTTAAAAACTTATTTAAGTGAATGGATGGTTTTATCAGATAGTGTAAATATAAAAGATGCATTTGTAGTAAATATAGGGGTAAATTATGAAATTATAGTTAGACCTAATTATACTGGAAGAAATGTACTTTTAGACTGTAATTTAGTCTTACAAGATTATTTTGATATTTCAAAAAGAAATATAAACCAGACTATTAACCTAGCTGAACTATTTGTATTATTAGATAAAGTAAAAGGTGTACAGACAGTTCAAAAAGTAGAAGTAGTTAATAAGACAACAAGTGACGGTGCTTACTCACAGTATGGTTACGATATACCAGGAGCTACAAGAAGTAGTGTAATCTATCCTTCTTATGACCCATGTATATTTGAAATTAAGTACCCAGCTTTAGATATTAAAGGACGAATAACAACATTATAAAATGGCAGTATATAAGATTTTTCCAAGTGCAGATGCTTTTGTTAACACACAAGTTGTTACCGCTAATGCCGGTTTTGATGAAATGTTAGAACTAGCAGGTTACCCTGTTAACGAAGTAGGTCAAACCTCAAGATCATTAGTTAAATTTAAAACTTCTGAAATACAGAATGTACTTAATAATAAAGTAGGTACTACTCCATTTACTGCAAGTATAGACTTAAAAGTAGCAGAAGCATACGAAACTCCTGCAACTCATTCAGTATTTTGCTACCCATTAGCTGAAAGTTGGTCAGAAGGTGTAGGCAAGTTTGCCGATGATATCAGCACAGGATCAGCTGATAAATCTGGAGTATCTTGGTTTTATAGATCTCCTAATGAAGCTGATGCATGGAAGACTTCTTCGTTTGCTACCTATCAAACAGCATCTTATAACGATACCTATCCAGGAGGTTGCTCTTGGTATACAGCCTCAGCTGCCTATAATTTAGAAGCTACACAGTCCTTTACTGAAGGAGATGATTTTGATATTAATATTAATGTTACTAACTCTGTACATTTGCATTATTCCGGTACTTTAGATAACAATGGGTTTATATTAAAACTACAAGATGATTTAGAGTTTTACACTAGTGCTTCATTGATTAACAAGTACTATAGTAGAAATACAAATACTATTTATCCTCCAAGTCTTATAATAAGCTGGGATGATCAAACGTATGTTACTGGTAGCTTAACAGTATTAGATACATCTCAAGCTGTAATAGAAGTTACCAATAACAGAGGTGATTATCCAGACGAAGGTAAGTATAGATTTAGATTACTCTCCAGACCTAAAAATCCTACTAGAATATTTACAACCGGTTCTATATATAAAACTAACCATGCTCTTCCTTCTGGTTCAGTTTATGGTTTAAAAGATGAGTATACAGAAGAAATGGAAATACCATTTAACACTGCTACTACTAAAGTTAGTTGTGACGCTAGCGGTTCTTATATAGATTTATTTATGGATGGGTTGCAACCAGAAAGATATTATAGAATATTAATTAAAAGTGAATTAGACGGAAGTACTGTAATAGACGACAGTAATATTTTTAAAGTAGTAAGACATGGCTAAAATAAGGCTTACAAAAAAAGTTTTAGATAAAGACGATTTTGATAAATCAATAGACTCTTCTTTTAAAACATTCGTTACTCCTCCTGAAGAACCTGAAACTGATTCTATACAGGAACTATTTAGACTATACAGTAAGTTCTATTATGAAATACCTTTGGAAGGAGAACAGGTATCACATACATTTTTAATTAAAGAAAGTAGTAAACTTATTCAAGTTGAAAAAGATAATGAAGCTATTCAACCTTTATTAGATGAAATAGCAGAACTGAGACAAAGGTTGTTAGAACAGCAACAACAAGCATTAGAAGAAGATATAGAACGTTCAAACGCTGAAGCAAATGCCGCAAATAGATTATAAAATAAACTTAATAGAGCCTGAATCGCTACAAAAGTTCGAAACTAAAGATACGACTGTTATAGAGTCTTTTTCGATTAACTCTGCATTTAAGGCTTTTGAGAATAAAATAGAACTTCATATATTTTCTATGGATAATGACCTCCTACAGTCTTATCCTAACTACAATGATCAAGCATATTTAGCAGGCTCTCAAGCTAACAACGACGGAAGTGTTGTTGAAATGACTCTTGACCCTATTGGTGATATGCAAAAGAAAGGGTTTACCGGAGGAGACATAAAATTAGTTTATAACTTTTTAGACGATATATACTCAGACAATAAACTTCCTGTTACTTTTTTTATAGAAGAAATATCTAAAGATAGAACAGAAATAAGACTTTTAACTACTCAAGCTACTGATGAGTATTTAAGCGAACAAACTAAAGAACTAAAAGAAGAATTATCAACTAAGTCATATTTAGATGATTTTAGATTAAATTTTGGTTCTAATGATTTAGTTATAGGAGTTAACATAGATTCACAACCTTATAGAGATTTTACTTCTATTGTAGTTAAACTATATAAACCTCTACCTCCTCAGTTTGGTATTAAAAGCACATTAACATTAGATAGATTAGTAGCTGATTCAACAGCATACGAAATAGAAGGAACTACGATACCTGATATAATATCTGTTCCTAGTATTAAGCCACCTAACTTTACCATAGAAGAAGAAAAAGAAATTATATCTTCTACTGAATATTTCAATTATAACGAATTATTTAACTTTCCAGTTAGCGAGAGCTTTAGACAACTTAATTCATTATTTAATGAAAAAGGTATAGATATAAGTATTGATTACTCAAATTTTAGTGAATTTATTCATTTTGGTTCTATACAAGAAAGAATAGAAAATTTTAGATATAAAGTAAATCAAATTTCATCTTCTCAAGCTCTTTATGATAACGCAGTAGGTGCTACCGGAACTAAAACCTCTCACTTAAACTTTTATAGCTCTAGTATAAAAAATATAGTTGATAATTTTGATCATTATGAACGTTTCTTATATTATGAATCAGGATCACACTCTTGGCCTAAACAAGTAGGACCTAATGGAATTATTGAAAAGCCTTATATAATAGCAACAGGGTCAGCTACTGGATCGTGGTACGATGAAAAAATACTATCAGCTAGTAACTTTGATGTATCTAATCAAACTAGACTAATAAACGCAGTACCTGCTTATATTCAAGATGATACTGATAATGCACCTTTTGTTACTTTCGGTAACATGATAGGTCAACATTTTGATAATGTATGGATATATTCTAAAGCATTATCTGATAAGTATGACGCTGATAATAGAATAAATAAAGGTATTCCTGCTCAGCTAGTAGAAGAAGCACTTAGAAACTTTGGTGTAAAACTTTATGCTAGTAATAGATCAATAGAAGATCTTGTATCGGTATATCAAGGTGAACTTTATAATACAGGTAGTGAGTTAATAAATACGTTTACGACCGGATCATTAACTGGATCTCAAGCATTAGTATCAGAAGATCAATATAGAACTCAATTGTATAAAAGACTTTATCACAACTTACCTTACCTGCTTAAATCTAAAGGTACAGAAAGAGGAGTTAAAGCTTTAATTACTAGCTTTGGTATTCCTACAAATAATAACTATACCGGAGCTAATGGGACTCATAACGGATTATTAGTAAGAACACTTGGAGGAGGAATGGTTGATTCTGCATCTAATGCTGCAGGTAATACTCCTAACTTAGGTCAATTTACCGAATATACATCCTCTTTAGGAAGAGTTAGAATTGATAATACAGGTAGTATAGAGGGTAGTACTCTGTCACAATACATATCGATAGTAAAAA